CACCAAAGGCTTGGCTAAGGTACCCTTCCCGATAAGCTACTAAGCCGTCCCCTACTACGATCTCTGTAACGACATCTTCCCCACCGCCTTTCTTCTCTTTGATGAGGTTGACGATATTCCCTTGAAAGATCTGCTCTGGCACGAGACCATAGCCTGCGAAAACTCGAACTTTGAAGGTCTCTTCTAAGGCGAATAGCAGGCCCGCTCTAACAGCATCGTCTACCACCAAAGGGTTAGAGAGAATGAAGGCACGTGCTGTCTTCACTTCCTCAAACATCGACTGTAGGATGCCACGAGCCTCCTTAGACAGATTGTAAATCTGAATAATGCCTTGATCCGGTGTGCTCCTACTGTCTCGTGTAAACTCAAAGGTGACCCGCAAGCCTTCACCCCGGGTATGGAAGAGCTGAAACAGAGGGCCAACTATGATGTTGATAGAGCGCTTGTATGTACGGCTACTAGGCATCGACCTGCGTGTATCTGAACTTGACGCGATCGCCTAGTTCGTCCTTTAAAGGTTGCAAATTTTCCCCTGTAGTATCCACCAAAGAGAAGACGCCTTGCGGAATGGCTAGGTGGCGGGATTGTGCGAGCATGTCGACGCCCAGGACGAGACGACGGTTACGGACTAAGGCTATGCCTGCATCGGAAGCGAGGTCAAAATACCAAGTGCCGTCGCGTCCACTATACCGATAGATGATACGCCAAAAGATGTTAGGCTCTAGGTCGACTCTAACGAAGTGCTTTCCCACGCCTGGAGCAGGTGTGGGTATGTTTAGAGTTGCCATTTAGATAGGTACTGCGGCTTGCGTGCCCGCGTTAGAGCCTACGCCCGCACCAAGGTTTAGAGCATCATCGTCTATTAAGGAAGCAACAGTAGTACGGCTGCCTATCTGAATCTCCTGGAGCACCAGGTTAAACTCTAGGGCCTGACCTGAGTTGCTGTCTCTGGTGATTGAGTATTTCTTAATCAGCATTTCCCGATAGTTACCGATAGACGTAGCCACGAATAAAGGTTCACCATCATCGTACCATCTATCTAGCTTCTCTTTGGCTAGTAACGCACGGCTTTGTAGAACGGCTTGAGTTACGGCTTGGACAATCAAGCCAACGCCCGTAATAGGCGTGTCGGAAATGATGCCAGTAAAAGATAAGACAGTAGGCAGGCGTCGGCTGCTGTCTGTAATGCGGAACCCGTTCTCAACCGGGTGCGAGGTTACTGTGCGCTCTTTACTATGAGTCTGCGTAACGGCTACATCGGCCCGCCACTTCCCCGGAAAAGGGATATCAGTACGGACTAGCGCAACGGCTTTAATAAAGGAGGCAAGACGAGCCGCCGCGGCAGCGCTTGGCGGCAAGTCTGGAAAAGGGTCTAGCTGTACCAAAGTAATCGAGGTAGGGCTAGCGATATTGCTTACACCTGAGAATCCACCAAGGGACATTGCTTAGATTCCTTCCTGCGGAGCCAAGTTATCCTTGGCGTCCTTGATAATAGCGAGCAGTTCCTCGCTCACGCGCTCGGCTGCGATGTTGCCTACTTCTTCCGCCGAAGTACCAGGCACGCCATTCACTTGGATATCAATGTCCATGTCTACATCCTGCTGGAAAATGGTAACAGTGATAACAGGCGGTACGCCTCCCGGCGTTTTCCTATCACCGATAAGACCTGTGAGCGATTCGCCGGACTGCCCGGCTTGATTGATTAAGCCGAGCAACTCTGCGTCGGTTAAAGGGCCTTCGCCCTTCTTCTTGCCTCCGCCCTTCCTACCTTTGAGGTTCTTAGCAAGCTCTTTACGCCTTGCGGCTCCTGCTTTCGCAGCGGCCTGGCGGTCTAGAGCGGTCTGCGTTTTCTCGTCAAAGATACCGAACTGTGAGCCAAGGAAGCTCTTAGCAGCGTTCGCTAACTCTTTGCCTTCCTTCTTATCCCTCGCCGCTTTCGCCTTGGCACGGGCGTTCCGTGTCTCTACAACAGTCTTCTGCTCGCCCGCAGCGGCTCTGACAGCCGCAGATGTTTGGTGGTCATCCGCGATAGCCTGTAGCTGATTGGCCGATAACTTCCCGCTAGAGATACGGTCCATAGCAGCAGCATTCTTGGTAGCTCCAGGCCCTCGTGCCTCACGTGTGAACGTCTGGACTTGCCGAGCGCCCTGACCTCGAACCGCTACAGTCTCATTAGCACCAGGGACTAACCCTAGGAAGCCTTTAACATCATCAATCAAGCCCCGAACTTCAGGTCTTAACTTGAGACCTAACAAGTCTCCTAGGCCTTCAAACTTATCAACTAGCGCACCTAGAGGGTTGAGGGTAAAGGACATAGTGTCCTTTAGAAGGTTCCACAGAGTAGAGCTTTCAGAGAGTCTCTCATCTAAGTTCTTTAGCTCTGTTACTAAGAGGACAGTCTCTTCTGAGATCTCAGCAAGCCAGCCTGGAAACTCAACTAGTATCTCGCCTATCGCTTGGAGCGTAGGCTTGAGTGTCTCAAAGGCAGAGGTGATTTTTGCTATCTGCTCTTCTAGCTTTTGCTTGATTACCTCATCATTTTCGCCAAGCCATTCACGTGTGCCATCAATAATATCCATTACGATGGGCATAAGGCCCGTGGCAAGGGTGATTTTGAAGGACTCTACTACTTTATCAAGCCTAAGCTGCGCGTCTACTAGGGCTTCACTCGCAGCAGCCTGCTCGTTAGTGAAAATTCCAAGCTTTCGAGCCTCTTCACGCTGTTTTCTGATACCTTCAGAGCCTTCATTGAGTAGAGGGATAAGCTCTTTACCCGCACGGCCTAAGATTTGCTGCGCAAATGCAGTTTTTTCAAGCTCATTTGGCAGGCCTTTGATAACATCGGCGTACTTCTCAAACGCTTCATCCGCATCTAGCCCATCAAACTCTGAAATATTGATATTCAGAGCTTTAAGCTGGTCTGCGAAAGGGCCCGTACCCTTCACTCGCGCCTCTACCAAGTTACGGTTAAGGGATTGAATACCCTTAGCCATGACTTTACCGCTAGAGCCTGCAAGCTCCGCGGCAAAAGACAACTCTTGGAAACCCTCCGCAGTTAGAGCAGCATTCTTGGCGGTTTTGGCGATTTCGTCGCCTTGCGCCGCTACCTCTGTAGTGAAATCAAAGAGGATCTTTTTAGCGAGCTTGAAACCATCGGTTAAAAGACCGATTCCGGCCTTTACACCATTGACTGCTAGGCCAAACTTACCTAGTGAGTCGGCTGCGTTCCCTGTCAGAGACAAGGATGCAGTTAACTTGCGGATTTCTACCATTATCTCTTAGGCTTTTTAGGGGCAGGGAATGCATGCTTGTTCACGACACCAAGGTAAGTGTTCTCTACTTGGAGGATCTCATAAGCATCGTAGAGATCGTTAATCGTTAGGTGGTTTTTTAGGTGGTAGAGGTTTCCAAGGTCGACTCCGCTTCGTCCGTTGTGGATGACTCGCCCGATGACTGCATCGACGTTTTCATATTCGAGAGTACATCTAGGCCGGCCACCTTTACCAGGTCGGCCACTGGAGACGAGCGGGCGGCGTTGATAAAATCCTTATAGTTGACCTCCAAAGCCCACGCCCAAACCTTGTAGGCAGACGCGAGCTTGCCCCGAAAGTGCTGGCTAAAGAGAGCCTCATTACTAAGGTCTTTGTCCAGGTCACATCCTTTGAAGCGTACGCCGTCCATAACCGCCAGGAGAACGAAGTTGGCTTCGTCCGCTGTCAGGTTGGACAGCATTTCGTCTACTCCGATTTTTAAGAGTGACCCTAGCGCCACATCGAAGTTACTACTAGCAGCTTCTTTGCCATCGCTAGACAGCATGACTGTAACCGCGTTAGCAAGGGTGACCAAAACCGGCCTACCTACTAACTTGGTGAGTTGAATCAGTGTGGTGTTTGCCAGCAAAGCCGGCATCATTTCACACGTGTATTCAACCTCATCAATTTTCTTAAACGATCTTTCTTCTGTACTCATTGTTTGGCCCCAATGTGACTTTCTTTACTAGGTTCCTAGAGCCTTGTTAGACCCGTGATTCATGAAGAGTTTCGGGCATTCAAAGATCCACACGATATCGTCTTCTGCATCTGAAGAGTTAGACTTAGGTTCCCACCCTTGGATGAAAGCGTTAGGGCAGGCGTAGATACTGGTGCCGCTAAAGTCCTGTACCATTAACCCGCCTACGTTCCCTAGCCCAGTTCCTTCATAGACGCTCAGGACAGTAGACATCTGTTGATTAGCATCCGCCCCTGCCCTAAGAGTAACAGTAACCAAGCCCGATTGGTTATTCGCTTTGATGCGTGTCGACTCCCCATCGCCCCCCATACGCAAGATGTTAACAGGCACATTGCGAGCGACGTTCACAAAGGTACCGTCCACAATACCCTTATTGAGAGTGATAGGCCCGGGTGCAAAGTTTACGGGGTTCCAACTAATGATGACCGATTTAGGGTCGTAATCTTTATCTGCCATTTTGCTCCTTAGACCGTAAGGTCAACTTGAATGAACACCTTGCGGATAGCCTGTGCAAACTTGGCGATGCCTACAAGGTTACGCAAAATACCTGCGTTCTTATCAGCTTCGTCAATATCTTCAGGATTAGGACCCGTCGCCACAGGGTCAAAGTCACTTGTAAAGTGTCCATTGGTGACACCGATATCTAACCGATTCTTTACGATGGCGATAAAGGTACCGATTCCTGTGGTATCCAGATTGATCTTAGTAGGTGTGCCACCAAGAGCACCAAAGGCGTCCTCTTGCATGCGCGCGCTAGTCCAATCAATCGTGGTCTGTGTACGCATAAACTCACCTTCAACAGATTGAGTTTGTGTGTGCCCACTACCTCCAATCTCGATATACGTGGAAGCACCAGCGAGTAATAGATTGGCCTTGGAAGATGTATCCAAATCGTCTGTAACTACGCCTACCAGTGCTTTATTATTCCAGGTAATCTGCCCGTTAGCAGCATCTAGGTTAGCTGCCGCGGCGACGCCTGCCATAGCGGCGTCCGCTAGTGAGAGATCGTCCGACTTATAGAAGAGCATGACCCGCTTATACCCTAGCGTTTTCAAATCATCGCCAAGGTTGGGCGTCGTGCCTGTGAGCATGTCTGCATCGCTCGACTGGAAGATGCCAATCTTCTCATCTGTAGTAACTTGAGCCGCGGCGAGCTTGATTGTAGCGTCGTCACGATCCTCAATGTTCAGATAGAACCATTGCTTAGCGGTGGTCGCTGTACTGATTGCAGCATAAGCCGTAGCCCACGCTTCTGCGGGCGTCTCTGCTGTATTGACAGTGGTAGAAGCACCACTACCGGGCTCTGCAATAGAGAGTGTGTAGGACCCGCCCCCTGTAATGTGCGTGATATCAAACTTCTCTTCATTGGGAGACGCTTGCTGTACTGCTACCACGGGCAAGTCTGCGAGGGTGATAGCCGTAGCAAGCCCTGCTGAGATAGTTTCATTGGTGTCAACACCAGACGCTACAAAGGTAACAGGAGTACCGTTGATTGTTGCAACCCAACTACCAGCATCGGGCGTAGTAATCTCTACTTCATCGCTCTCTGGTGTGCCGGGGATGCGCCGTCCGATCGCAAAGGTGCTAGGCTTGATATCGCCAGACTTATGGATAGTTGCCCACAATACGGCAGGATGCGTAGTAGGGAATCCAGCATCCGTTAAATCAGTAGCCGTAGAGTAGAGCTTAAAGCGCTCCGATTGAAGGGTGTCAGAAACCTGCCCTATCCACATAGTAACACCAAAGCCGGCGCGTGAAATGCTTACGCTAGTCTTTGATACTACAATGATAATAACGTCATCAATGTTTGCCATTTGAAATGTCCTTTACGGGAGAGTGATAAGAGTTGTTTGGCTATCAGTTTCAAGCGACACGGTAGCTGTCTCAATCGGGTAGCGTGTATGCACAGACATAGCCGTTAGGTCTAGCGAGATATCGAAGCTAGCCCTTTGTTCATTGCTGGCACCGTCGACTGATAACCCTGTCAGATTCACAGGGTCACTAATCGGCCTAATGAATGTTCGGAAGTCTCGCAGAATCAACTGATTTCTAGGGATGTCCAGAGCATCATAGCAGAGTGTGCACATAGCATGAGCACCTTGGCTAGCTGTGCGCTCAGGCTCTGAATAGAAAGTAACCCTAGCGGTGAACCGACGCCGCCCTAACTTATACTCCACTGGAATGTCAGACACTGGCGGTGTAATCACCAGGGACATGGCGTCTGTGGGCGTAGGAGTTGTTAGGGTATAGATCTCCCCTACATTATCTGGCGTCGCCGAAATAGCGTCAGTGCTGACAGCCGCAAAGGTAGCACGTTCCTCTAAATCATTTAGCACTATCAATAATGCGTCCCTGATTACTGTGATACTATCGCCCGCTTCCGCTGTGTAGTTAGCAGGGAACCCATTCAACCGGAGCTTATACCCGCGGGAAGTGACAGCGGTTAGGATAGTTATCGTGGCTCCCTCAATAGCTATCGCATTATCGCTGTCGTCCGTGAAAGCCCCAATCATGTGGGGCAGAGTAATAGGACGGACGAACACGAAAGGTCTATCGACTCGCGGCACACTAGGAGCCCCACCTATTTGCGAGCCCGTGCCTAAGACAACCTTATTAGCATCTAGGATAATCCCGTCTAACGCTTCCGCGAAGATGAGACGGAGAACCTTTAGAGATAGGTCAACTCTGTTGGTAGCGAGCAAGGCCATTACTGTTCACCTAGTCTTACGCACCATACAGTGTAGTGGCCAGACTGTGAGATAAGGTCTTCAGACTTCTTAGTGACATATCGGATAGTCCCACCTTCGCCGCCCGGGATATATCGGACAATATCCGCCTGCTCTGTGGTGCCTGCCTTGGCGGTTCTGATTACTACTTTGCAGGACACACGAATAACCTCTTTAGTCCTATCACCTTCCTCTAGCACCAAGAGGTCGCGGCCTTCTACTATCTGCACACTGGCGATAGGTACCGGGATTAGGGTAGGGGAGCCGTCCCCGCTAGGGTAACCGTCCACTATCGTAGACGTATGTCGCTCTATGACTATCCCGCCCGGGTGAGCGAAAACATCAATCACACTTTCAAGCCCTGCTAGTACACCCATAACTTAGACGATCGTAACAGTTTTCCAGCTTACGCCGTTGTGAAAGTGGAGCGTGCCTGCGGAGTTGCAATACATGTCACCCAACGCGCCAGTGGGTGCTGACCCTTGTGGATCAAGGTTCAGTACGTCGTCAACTGTAACCGTCCCACTAAAGTCACCGTCCACGGCTATTATGCCAGCTTCAAAAGTTGCACGACCGTCCGCGTTAGAGATTACAAGCGAGTCCGCTTGGAAAACGTCTGCGATATAACGCTTAATCTCAAAGTTCTCGCTGTTGTCATTCTGGATATCCCACGTCTTGTTGCCGTCTGTGAGGAGGCGCAGTGTGCCGAAGTTTCCTCCTCCTTTGTTAACCTCCAGAGTGTTTGACCCGGTCCCTGCTAAAGCGAAAGTCCGGTTTGAGCCGTTTATGTCTACGTCTCCGTTGAACGATCCGCCCACGTCAAACGTTACTAGGCCCCCCACGTCCAGCGTGCCGCTCGTGACATCGACGTTGCCCGAGAACGTTCCGTCGACTGCCGAAATGTCATGGAGAAATGCGAAGTTGCCGGTCGCTTGCGAGATAGTTAACGGGATGTCAACGAACGATCCCGTTCCTGCGGCGTACCGGTTGATCGCAAGATCTTCGCCGGTGGTCATGTACCAGTACCATCGGCGAACGCCCGCATTGTGGAACTGTAGAGTCGCTATATCTACGTCTGCTTTGTCGAGGACAAGGTCGGCGCTAGAGCTGCCGTCTCCGACCCCAAGGTCCCCATCGATCGTAACAGCTTGATTGAAAGTTGCGTTCCCTGTAACAGCGCGTGTACCATCAATTAAATACGCGTAGGGATGATCAGCAGTATCAGCGAGACCAGACAAAGACCCATGGTCCGTGATACCTAGGTCACCATCCTCAATAGCCTGGATAAGCGCAAGGGTCACATTGTCAGTTTGGTTCCCCCAACCTGCCGTTACTTTCCCCGTACTATCAGAAGGTGCGTTAGACGAGCCTGCCTTATCTTGCTTCTCTTGATAGAGATCACCGAACTGTGTAATAAAGTCTGCGACCCCTAGGAAGAGGATAGTTTTGTCGATTGAGCCTGAAGCCATACTATATACCTAACCTGATTCTACAACGGTGCCGCCTTTGAGGACAGCCCATGTGACGGCGCCAAGCATTTCGCCTGTATCCACCAAGGGTTTGGAGCTGCCCTTCTTGTCGATTGTTGCGTCGGCGTTCTCTTCCGCCCATTTCTGAGAGTCCCGAATACGCTTCTTTACAATCGTAGCTCCAAAGATTCCGAGTCTTCTGGCGGCTTGGATGGCAGTCCTATTACCCTCCAAGATCTCGCCCATTTCATCCTCAAACCGTGAGGCGATTTCCTTACGTGCCTCATCTAATGCGGTTGATAGAAAAGGCCTAGCCGGGATATCTTCTGTACCAAACTCGTTATACGCCGCGATAGTGGCGATAGATAAACCTTCATCGCTAGATTCGTCGTTCTGAAACCCTACACGAATATCGTAGGAGCTAAACTCAGTCACCTCGCGTAGAAGGTCTGCAAAATCGACGGCCATAAAAGCCTAGCAGCGAAGCACCAAAGGCACGGCGCCGCACGTCATGATATCCCGCAACATGATATAGGTCATTCCATACGACGTAGTTCTCAGCCAGTCGTCCGCGTCACCTTGCATAGCGCTTGCGTAGCTCTGTGCAAGCCTGCCGTCGGAGTGAGCCACTACTTGCCCAACTGAAGCGGCACCACTTTGATTCTTCTTAGTAGCGAAGTGTGCGGCTAAAGCACACTCCGCTTGCTTAGCTACATCGGCGTCTCCGCAAGTAGCGTCAACGAATAGTGTCGCCGTGTCTAAGATAGACTGTAGAACGGGATCCGTAAAAGGCGGATCAGGGAAGTCCGTACCTAGAACATCTAAGGCTCGGACTTCCGCGGGCGTACATAGCGACGCCATCGCTATTCGCCCTTAGTGTTGTCGGCAGCCTTTTGCTTGAGCTTATCAAGAGCGCTAAGCTGTACATTGCCAACACCAAGCAGATCGTCACTAGCAAGGCTGGCAGCCAGAACGCCAGCAGCTTCACCTTCGGCCTGTTGCTCTTTCTGTGCATCGGTCTTTGCCAAGTCATCTAATAGATTAAGCTGCCGTTGTGCATGGCGGTCGGGCTCGGAGTCTTTCCGAGTCACGAGAACTTCGACCCAACCATTCTGTACCATTGAATCAAAGTTCTTACCGTAAGCGCGGCGCATAGTAGCAACATCCGACATACCCACCATGTTATCGCCAGGCATAAGCTGTAGCTTAAGGGGCGGGTTATGGCGAGGGACATTGAGCGGAATAAGGTGATCCCGCGTACTGAATAAGTTTACTTGTGTAATCATTGTGGCCCCTTGTTTTCCTAGATACCGTACTTCATGTTGAGCGAGAGCGGACGGCGAACCGTGATACCGCCTTGGCGCATATGGTAGATAACAGAGGTCTCCAACCCATTACGCTCAGGAGGAAGTTGCTCTAAGTCCAATGGTACATTCAACTGAATCTTGCGCTTATTGAACTCATAGGCTACCATGACATCCTCACCGCCTGGACCTTTACCAGCTAGCTCACGATGGCGAGTAAGGCGTTTGATGTATGGGCTATTATCCATGAAGTAACGAGCGATAGTCTTATCGGTACCGTTCCCCATATTCGTTTGGTGGATGTAATCAAACTGCTCGATTGGAAGCGCCAAGGTGTCCGGTGCTTCGTTATCCCCTGTATTGATTACGATCTCCTTAGCGTTGTCGGCCATGTCAGTGACAACAGCGATCGGAGTCTTACTAGTCCAGATACCACCAGTAACGGCGGCGAACGGAATAGACGTACCACTAGAGAAGAGACCTACTAGACCGTGCTTAGTATCACCGTTGAAAGCGATATTACCTTCCTGCCGCATGTGAGCTTCACGGGCTGCGATAGCATCTTCACGGTCAAGAGGTTTACCAGTCGCCTTACTAGCACGGATTTCCTGCAAGTTCCAAACAGCTTGGATAGCCTGCGAGCGAACCGAACTAGACTTCTCTTCAGTGAACACATTCACCGTAGGAATCTCGTCACCATAGTTGGCGATGATTTTCGCTAAGCCAGTGCGCGTAATCTGACGCCAAGTGATTGTTTCTGCGGTCGGGCCTGCGCTAGTATCGACAGGGAAAAACTCCCGGTGTGTAATACGAGCTTGCTTGAACTCGGTAAGCTCGACTAGAATATGCTCTAGCTCACGCGCGTAGAAAATATTCTCATCAGAGTCGAGCCGGTCAAGAGGTTCAAACTGACACATTTGTGCCAAAGGAACATGAGGGTTAGTGTTAACGTATGCGTTCATATCGTTGGTTTCCTAAATTTTTGTGCAGGTCTTACGGGAGGTTAAGCTCAAGCACAGCAATCTCGCCCGCGCTTGCAGAGGTAACCCACTGAATCGAGTGTACATCATCCAAACGAACGGTGTCACCAGTAGCGGCTGCGATAGTGTCCGTGATACTCGCCCAATCACCGGGGCCGGAATCATTAACTAAGAAGTCTTCACCAACTAACTGGCCTGTAAGAATCAGAGTTGTAGTTCCAGTCGCCACTACGCGGGCAGTAAATCCAGCGTCGGCTGCCATCTTTGTACGGAAATCATCATTGATCTCCGTGGCCGTCGCACTTGCATCGCCCGTAACATCATACACAAACTCTTCATTATCCGGGAAGTGGATAGTAAGCTGGTAGTCCGTGTCATTGACAGCGGTAACGGTTGCCGTGACAACCTTAGCAACAGCAGCATCTTCTGTACCAGTAAACCGGCCAATGCCTTCAGGCGATGCGCCAGCGTTCTGATAACGCATGAAGACCTGACTAGCAGGCGTGACAGCTTCCTCTGCGATAACTCGGATACGGCCTTTGGTGAGGATGCTTGCAGGCATATTCTGCGGGATACCTGTGGCCGTAGTACTGCCTGAACCGGTATGGCTAAAGCGGGTGATACCGCGGAAGGCAGTGGCAACGCCAGTGGGTAGCAAGACTTCATCGTCGGCAGCGCCAACAGAGACGCCTCGACCGAAGTTCATATCAGCCGCAATGTTTACACGGGTTCGGGAATGAGCGTCTCGGCCTCCGTCGGCGATGTCGCCTTCTAGACCTACAGCTTGATTCTCAGGGTATACAATTTGTGGGATAGCCATGGTATTTATCCTTAGTCCTTAGTAACGTGGTGCGGATTGTCTCGGCTAAACTGCGCTTTCTTCAGACGCTCGTTTAACCCTTTCTGCTCTTCACTATCCGTTGTAAACTCAGAGCGCCCATGAGTAGGCGTGGCGCCTACGACAAGGCTTAGCTTAGTATGACCCTGACCTTTTGGAGGATCAGCCACCAAGGAATCAAAGCGCGCGCCCGCGTACACGGTAAGCTGGTCTTCAGACAATCCAGTAGGAAGCTCGACCTTATGCGCCTCTAAAGCAGCAGCAATAACCTGGGCTTCAAAGTCATCGGCAGCACTATCAAGCGCATTCAACTTCTCTTCACCAAGCAACTTGGTAGCCTTGGCGTTGAACTTGATACGTGCGGCCACAAGCTCTCCAACACTCGGAGCATCCTTGCTATCAGTGACGAGCTTCTCAGCATCGGCTTTTAGCTTGGTGATCTCCGTATCCTTTTCGGCGAGCTTCTTAGTCGACTCAGTAATAGCCGTACCTTGCTCCGTGATTTTGGAATCAAGGGTATTGAGCTTGTCTTGCAGTAAGGGTGCATGGGCAGCGAGCACGCTAACCTGAACACCGCCAACGAGTACATTAACGAATTTTTCGTCCATAGTGGGTCTGTCTTTTGTGGGGGTTAGTTGCTCGTTACCTAACGAGTCAAGGTGCATAACCGTCCCTTCGTTCTTGTCTAGCCCTGCGCGGGGAACGATGGTAACGGATAAGTGATTAGGTTCTACGCTAGTGCGTATAAAGTCGTAAGGCTTTGGGCCGCTTGGACTCTGCCAAACACCAGGGCTTCTTACACTCTTCTGTCGATAGCCTAAGCTAAGCCCTGTGGGTAAGCCTTGTGAGCGTCTAGCCAACGTGCGCTGCGTGACTGCGGAATCCGTAATCACCAGGGAGCCGTTTGCCTGGATCCCCTTTAGCTGTGTGCCACTACCTGTGGAGCCAATCTGTAGGCGCTTCACGTTGCGGATAGTGACTGGCGTTCCCCGCGGTGCAGGGTGCTCATCAGTAATCACTAGCCCGTTCATTTTCTTTAGGGCCTTTTGAATAACGTCGGGCGGTGTAAACTCGCGTCGGGTAGAGCCATCCGCGTTACGATATTCATTCACACCTACAGTAAGGAAGGTAGCTTCTTTTACGTGGAGAAAGCCTTGCGCGTCAATAGTGAAGGCATCCCCCGCTACTGCATGCGAATCGTATCGCCAGGTCTCTACTACCATAGTCCTAATCCCGCCCCAATAGCGTGGCCAAAGAAGGGGAGAGCACAGAGCACTAAGGCCACACTACACTTTTCTAATAGCGTCTCCATCCTACCCGGTATCATCGTCTCTGTTGCGGGCTCTGGCTTTTGATTTAGCAACACTCTGGCGGCCTTCCGTGAAAGATTTCCATTGATTCAAATCCGTGATACTTTTGTCGGTAGCAACTTGCTCGCGTTCTAATCGCAAGATAGTCTCACCAAGGTTTGTGACTTTGGCCCTCAGTGTTCCGTAGCCTATTGCGAATCCGACTAAGGTAGCAACAGCGCCGATACTAAATGTAAGCGTGTCTGGGGAGGATGCCAATAGCATGAGCTTTCTTAGTTCAGCTTATCTACACTAGGCCGGATACCCGCCTTAGTGAGGATAGATTTAGTAGCCGTGCGAGTGTCCTTCAACTCTTTCTCCAGCCTGGCTATCTCTGCCCTTTGCTCTTTAGCCTCTTCTGCCTGCTTAGTCAAGCGGGCTAGTTCAGCTTTATCTTTCTTGATCTTCGCGCGCTTAGTGGCTAGGCGTTTCCGGGCTCGCTTGTTCTCTACCCTAAGATTCTCTAGCTCTTCCGCTAAGTCTTCCGTCTTGGCTTGCGCTTTAGCAACCCGCTTCTGGACAGGCTTAGGGGCTTTTGCAAGGGTAGTAGGAGCGCGTCCCTTCTTGCCTTTCCCCTTGCCTAAGAAAGGCTCAGGGAAACAGCGACATTGAATAGGGTCACCGGGAAAGCCTTCACCGGGAGCGCCTTTGGCGACCGTGAACACTTGCCCGTCTAATCGCTCATGCTCTTCCCGTGTACGCTCATCATCTACAGTTCGCCAAGTAAACTGTGTGATATCATTCTCGGCGTAGCGCTGCTTAGTGAAGTTCGCATTCAGGCTTGCGGTCTGGTCCCTGGCGATTACGGCCGCTCGCCGTTGCGTAACACCAGAGATAGCGATTAACTCTTTCTTCAGAGTCTTGCTACTGGCGCCTCTAGCAAAGCCTTCACGCACAGCTTTCTCTACGCTATTGAAATGCTGTGGCCCAATCGTCTTGATTAGTGCAACGTTCTGCTTAGTGAATGTCGCCCGCGTGCGCGCGGTGGAAGGGTCTTCTACTTTGCTAACCCCTAGCGCTCTCTTCATCTGCTTGGTAACTTGCTGCTTATTGAGCTTGTCAGTCCTAGTAGCAGCACGGCTAGCAATACGCCGCATGTCCGAAGTCTCTACAGTGTTAGAGTACTTGCTCTCCTGTGAGCGGATAGAAGCTAACACCTTATTCAGCTGGGCCCTCTGTGTTCTATCTAGCCCGTCTTCTGCATCCGTCGTTACCACATCGGAGATAGTGGAACCTATGCGCCTTGTCATAACCGCCAAGAGATCGGTTATCTGTTTCAGGCTACGGAAGTAATCGAGGGCTCCTGCTTGAGTGCTTAGCTCATTCGGTTTCCGGAACCTTTTCGCCCCCTGCTTCAGGTCCGTTTTTACCGCCGTCTCCCTCTGCTGGATTACTTGGTTCTGTTTTTGGGTTGGCATTAGGCGGCGCTCCTGGTGCTAAAGGCTCTGGCGCAGGAGGTGCGTTGGGGTCGAAGCCTTCCCCTGAATCTCCTACGATAGCGGTAGCCTCTTCTTCACTAAGCTGATAAGCTGCTTGAATGATAGCGATAGCAGAGTCGCGGGGCAACTCAGAGGCAGCGACTAACGTGACAATCTCTACTAACGATGCGACCTGCGCACCGTTCATAGCCGTCTTAGCTACATCTTCCTCTGCTGAGCCGCCTGTGCTGCCCTGTGGAGCTGTGAGGTCATCGTCCTCGCCTCCGTCTCCAGGCTCTCCACTACCCTCTGCAAAGGCAATCCTAGTCTTCATGTCCAGTTCAGTATGAAGGCTAAACTCGCCCTTACCATACCGCGACATGGCTATCTCTTCCTGAGTTAGGATACCCGCCTCGATAGACATAAGGTCTGTTTCGGTTTGGGTTTTCTGAATAGTGGCTTGATCTAACTCAGACTTCTGCTTAAGCGGCGTGAAGACGATTGTCCACCCGCCAGGAATCTTACCCTTGAAAGCCTTAGTCTCAAAGAGGATAGAGTAGACTCGCTCCAGGAAGGGGCGTAGGTGAGCGTCTTGCTCTCCCTCTACAGTACTATCCCAATCGTCTGATTCTGAGTCACCCGTTCCGAAACCGCCAGGGCTGACGCCGATTAACCGGGTTAGTGCCATCCCGCTTGCAGCAGATAAGTGCTGCGCAAAGCGGTCCATGATTTCAGGCAGGCCCGCAGTGCTGGTAGTCTTACGCTCGTAGTTGTCCTTAGCATCGACGACAGTAGCATTGAACATGCTACGGAACTCTTCCATTACCTGGAATTGTTTCAGCATCAGTGTGCGGCCGCCCTTAGCTCGGAGCAACTGCCTAAGCATGTTAACGCTATAGACCGCTTGACTGAAGTCCTGGATAATGTGCCCTGCACCTTGCATGGCGGAATTCCAGTTTTTCAGAGGTATCCACGTACGCTCAAATACGGAATCACCAAAGGAGTCGCCGCTCCCGATTGAGGTAGTAGAGATAAGCGGATCGTCTACCTGAACGCCTTCATACCGATGTGTACGGCTAGCGTGCACGAAGCCTTGGGATAAAGAGTCGTTTACCGTACGTGGGTGCAGGCGATAGGCGATAGGGAGACTAAAGGTAAGTGGGTCTTTAGGGTCGACCCCAATATCATCCGCCGAAACCTCATGCCTGGTGAATACGCGAATCCAATCAAACTCACCACCAGGGCGCAAGGGTTCTAGAGTATCTTCTACCCCATCCTCTACACCGAACACCGCAAGACTTCCACCTTGTGCACGTCCACGTTTCCACCACTTCTCAGCCCAACCCTTTAGGTCAACGTGCTTTTCCCATTCCTGGATCTGCGTGTGGAGCTGTGCAGCCTCCTTAGGGTCGAGGTCAATCGTAGCCCCGTCATCATCGACGGTACTAAACTTGATTGTCCAACCCTTACGTAGCGCGCTGTTTACAACCTCATCAACGATACGCCCGGCAATAGCGTCGCCAGCATATAGATCGTTAACCGTTTGCGCATCAACGAAGCGCCTATCATGACAGAAGTCGATCCCGACAGACTTATCCTTGGTGCCTCCTAAGCCAGTCTTCAGGCTAAAGTAAGAGTCTAGACGGATCTGCTCTAAGGCTTCATCGCTGACTTCAACCCCTGATACAGGAGGGTATAAGTCTGTTACGTTGTCGTCCGGCATTCTATACTTTCATTAGGGCAAGCGGATCTTGAATATACTCGCCGAGGCCTTGGCTCGTGCAATCGACTTGATCGTCGTAAGCGCCATTGGGGAAGATGGTGTGTTCTTTGATGAACTCTTCTACCCATTCAAATAACCCATCTTCTGGGATGTAGACGTGGCCGCTCTTGACGGTGGGCGTGATAGCGTGGGCTCTAGCTTCCTTACTACCACTAGGCAGCAGAGGTATTAACCCATCAATCGTGTTTTCAAACTGCGAGATAATGGCTGCCCCATTAGCCTTTTCCTCAATGTACTTAGCGAAAGCTTCGGGCCATTCGTTACACATGTGAGCAAAAGCTGCACAAGTCTCAATAAAGGAAGCACGTTCTCTATACTGATCTAATAGGTAGAAGTCAAGGCCTGTCTTGCCCCACACTTGACCCACCACGTAGGACCCTTGCTTAGTCTTCTTGAAGCTCATATCCCATGACATGAACACTTCATCGAAGGAGCCAGGTAAGCTAGTGAAGTCCCACCTTTTCCACCACTCCTTTTTGAAGATACCGCCTCCCGCGGGCGCGGGTACCTGCTGAGCTTGAGAAGCGAAAGCCCATGGCCCTAACGCTGTCTTCATTTCCTCAATAGCCTTAGCGTCATACCTGTTAGGGCACAGCAGCTCTCCTACTTCGGTACGTGGGTCCTCAAAGCCTAAAGGGTTCACACTACCGGGGGGTAACGTGGAAACCTCTTTAGGGTTGTACTCTGCTTGAATGCAAAGATGCACATAGCCACCCTCTTTCAACATAGCGCCGGTTACATCATCCTCATGCAACCGCTGCGCCATAAGAACCTTCTTAGGTTTTTGCGGATTGTTGATGCGTGTGTGCATCGTCTCCCGCCAGAATATCTTTGCCGTGTTACGCGCATTCTCGCTATGCGCGTCCTTAGCTTTTAGGAGGTCATCGCCAACGATGCAGTCTCCGCCTTCACCAGTAGCGCTTCCGTCAACACTGGTAGCAATGCGATAACCTTCTCGCGTATTGGTGAATTTAGTTTTAAGATTCTCGTCGCGCTTGAGTGTAAACAGTTCGCCCCAGTGGAGCTGATACCATGCTGACTGGAGTATGTTACGGCACTTGAGAGAGTCACGGGTTGAGAGATTTTGTGCATAGCTACTGAAAATCCATTTGAAGCAGGGGTCTTTAGTCCACACCCAACACGGCCACATGACAGCCACAAGCAGACTCTTCATATGGCGGGGCGGCATGCTGATTAGCAACCGCTCAATATCCCCATAATAGACAGCCTCTAAGTGGTCACAGATAGCGTCAATGTGCCAGTTGTCTAGAAAGGGCGTACCAGGCTCGACTATCTTCCAAGCCTCTTTAGCGAAGTCCTTTAGACTGATATCCCTCGTTACTACATCCCTAGGCATCGCAGCGGTACTGCTTTGCAGAGCGTCACTTAGTGTAGTGTGCAAGCTAGGCAGGAAGTCGCCTGGCTCGAAGTAGAGGGAAGGGGGCATCTAACTGGATAAACAATCTGCCACAGCTACACTGTCGAGGTAAGCACGCGCGCCTAATCGCCAAGGGTTGAGAGTCCAAACGCTGCGCACGAAGCCGGTCATAGGACTAAAGTAGATACGATCCTGCTGTGCCTGCGTTAGCGTGACAGGGCCAAGCTCTATAGCTTCAGGGGTTGCGTATAGGTGAGGATTCTGGTCACGATGGTTGATTGCCTTATTCATTAGGTCCCCGAAAATCCATTCTCTGGCTCACAACGTATCTCAACTTCAGACACGTCGGTGAAGTCAGTATTACCTACCTTAGCTATGACTCGTGCTCTAACAGGTACAGCACGGATATTAGGATTCACTTCAATGGTGAGGGGCAGAGCAAGTAAAGCGTCTGACAAGGTGGCATAAGTATCCTGGCCTAGTGTCACCACAGTAAGCCCAATCTCACCCACTAACCTAATCTCTTTGATGGAGAAACGATTAGGTGAAATCGTGGCAGGCGTCCCACTGTTATCATCATACACATCGGGATCCAGTGAAGTGATGATGCTTGTGGTGAACCCGCCTACGCCATCCCTAAATGAGCGAAGATACACGGTGATATCGGTATCCGCGGCCACATTCAAGAAGTTCGGATTGTTCAAATCCGTACCACTGTTAGCACCGATGCTATAGACAACACCCGCGGTCCTAGCGAGCTTAGTGTTCACTCCCTGTGCCGAGTAAGCGTTACCACTGATATTCTGCTCGCCCGTCTCAACCAACGCATCTTGATTGGTGTTCTCTTTCCCGAACGCGAGGATCGGGTTATTGGCAATACCTGTAATGGTAGCGTTGTCAGTATGTTGGACAACACCAATCGTTAGCTTCTCGCGCCGCAAGTTCGGCGTGGCGGAAGGGCTCGTCTGCGTTAGCGTAGTACCGCTGGGGTCCACAAACACCGTACTAGCTAAGCCTGCGGCGATATGCGGTAACGAGACATCCGTGAACGCGTTCCACGAGACGAATGTGATAAGGGGGTTAGTTGGGTCTGTCTTATAATCGTAGACAACACCTGTACCCGGGGCTACGTCAAATAGAGCAGGCCCAGAGCCTACTGTCATCGCGCCACCTTGGATAACGCCCGTTGAGCCTGCCCAACCTACGAACCTAGTAAGCTGATTGAAGTCACCTTGTGAAACGCCTCCGGTAGTTGATCTTCCTGCTACTTCCATACTATGTAACTACCCCAACCTGTTGAGCGACGGCGAGAACTTCGGTGGGCGTCTGCTCTTCCTCTGAGATAACTAGACCGCCGATGAATCCCATAAACTCCATTATCTGAACTTCGGCAGTTGTTCCGCCAGTCGCTACCGCGGCAACCGTTTGATTACCAAGAAGCTGGCCATCCCAATACACATTGACATCCGTTCCAGCGCTATCCTTTGTTACTGATAGCAGGCTCCACCTGCCAACAGGCGGAGTGAACTCCACATTAAACTCCCGGTTAGTGCCGACCCCAGACTCATGAAGATAGTTCAGCAAGCCGCTTGGCTCAATCTCTAACGAATACAGAAAGTTGATAGCTTCACTGGCATCCGATACGGGCCCACCGTAGATGAAGACATATCCGCCACCGCTCCCTGGCTCCTGGTCCTGAAAGAACATAAGCGAGTGAACCGTTACCGCGGTCGTTATCTGCAAAAGCGTTGAACTTCCGGCTGCCGCCACTTCATCTATTAGGGTGGCTTCCCGGCTGAATAAACCTTTCTTGCCATCGAGCGTTGCATACGTTTCATCCTGATTCGATTTCAAGTGATAGTCGTTACCACTTGCATCGGTCATTACGCCATCGAAATCGTAATGCGCTCGGACCTGAGTGAAACCGCTGGAGTCAATAGCGTTGATGCTGATCGCTCCGTCTCCCCCACCTCCAACACTCGCAGGAACGCTACTACCCGCCCCACGCATTTAGAGGCCTTGGCCTTCTGCCCAGATCTCTAGACGGCGTAAGGAAGCGGGGACAGAAGCACCAGCAGACGCGATGCGTGGGTACACATTAGTAGCATAAGCAGGTAAGTCGACTTCGAGCGCCAACGAAGAACCTTTGAAGGCGGACGCTACTACGAGCTGTGCTAGATGGTCATCCGTTATCCCGTCGAGCCGCATACCGGCCACTACAGCAAAGTCGAAGTTCAAAGCGACAAGCCCTATCTGATTGCCGAGGGTAGCAGCATCATAGCCACGGAAGATAAAGAGCGCCTTAGCTACGTTGCTAGGCTTAGCCCACGCAGCGAAGCCAGGCGCGGATAGGGTACCCGCCCAATCTGTGTCAATGGGTAAGGTCCCTACGGAAGGTGTGATAGTTCTAATCAGTTGGAGGGCCATTGGTGGTATCCTTTGAGAATCCTGGCCAGTGCTCATTCCTGGCGATAGATGCGTTAGCCCACATAGTCGACTGCTCTAGATTAGTCATAGCCAGGGCTAGCTCTCTAGAGGGTGGGCACATAAACTGCATAAGCAATGCGAGTTCTTTACCTTTAGCCCGGATAGCTTCATACCGTTCAACCTGTGTTTTGGTTGGAGGATGATGCGTAAAGTTGTTCTCTATGGTCGAAGTAGGCATGTCTCAACCCGTCACATTCTTTGGAAAGCGGATAGTAAGCATTTCTTCACGGATAGCCTTAAGCGTATCTTCATCCGTTACATGCTTACCAATAACAGCACCTATCTCGTTAACGATACGGAATAGATGGATTTGCGAAACAGCGGTGTTCTGTCTGCGCTTGTACTCGGTGCCTACCATCTTGGCAAGCGCCGCGAGCAACACGTTACCCTCTGTAATCGCCAGGATATTGGGCGGCTTGTATGCGCCTATGTTGCCTTCAGCGTTGCTCTCATGCCAAGCACTGATTATCTCATACCACTTATCATAATCGCTAACCCACTTCTCTAGTAGGCCACGCATAAGCGCAATATCGGGCTCTAGGTTGAGCGGATCGTTATCGCTACTGAAATGGTCGACTAAGGTGCCAAGCTCATCTGTTAGCAGGCCACTATAGCGGCCGTGCTTCATGTTGATGCTTTGGCCTGCGCCCCCATGATACTTACAGTTGCCTTGACCGAAGTGGTCTGTGCCGTGGCCTGCTTGTAAGCGGCAAGGCTTAGGCTCTTGTGTCTCGTAACGCGGTTGCGTCATACCGGAACACTTAGGGATAAGGTCTCCCGATATGCCTAACGCTCTTGACCTTGCTCGACCGGGCGGACCGGAAGCGGGTCTATTAGCGCGCGCTGTTGCGATAGCGTCAACGCGTTGGGCCTGTGCCTTGTCGGCTACCTCTATCTCAATATCGTATTCTTGCTCACCTTGGCTAGTCAATGCTGCTAGCTCGGCTTCTAACTCTTCTTTGGTTTTCCTTGGCATCGGGCGGCCCTTTCCCTGTGCTAGTTATTTGAATAAGCTCTACAAACCCAGCAGAGTAGGACCCTTGAGGCAGGCCAACCACATCTGGTACACGTATACCGTATCAACATTACCAAGCCTCACTAACTAAGTGTTCGTATTTCCGTAACAGCCACCCGCGTATTTCCACAAGGGTTCGTGGGTTAGCGTAATCGTATAAGGGAGCGTCACAGCTTGTACCTGCATATTTGTCTCCTCCACCCTTCCCTGGCGGCATGATTGCATCGACGTAACCCTTAGAGGTGTTTTGAGGGTCGCAGTGTACTTTAGAGGAGTAAAACGCACTTGTGTGTACGTATACGGGGTAGGCACTGTCAGCAAATACTGGGCAGTCAAGTCCGAATCCTTCAGTAGCGATAACACAGTCGTCTTTCCATTTTCGATAGTCACGTAGGCCCTTATTCCACTGTCCACGCTTAGTAGCTACTCGAAACCCTTTAGGCTCGCCAGGGACGACTATCCGAATCGCCGAGGGTGCGTGGTCTCGCAGGAGTCGACTATAGAAATCGTTGGGCGTGCGTTCGATTTTCGACATCGGACTCTATAGGCCATTCAGTGGGAACCCATATGGTGCGAACCATGAAACCGATATCTAAGTCAACACGTTTGAAATGTCGGCCATTAACGCCCTTTTGAGTTAATACATCAACTCCAGCATGGGCAGCAAGCTCAATATACTGCATCCCACGCTCATCAAACTGAAGCTCATACCAGTGAGTGTAACGGTCCCTATTGCTTTTCTCGGCTTCATAGAAAGCACGAGCCATAGCTAGGACCATGTTAGGCGTTACATTCATCAAAACACCAAATAAGCGGCAAGTTCTAACTCG